ATGAACGATGCTAAAACTATTGGAGAACGTCTTTTGAAATTGCGTCTTTCTGAAAAGAAAACGCAAAAAGAAGTGACTGAAGCCATTGGAATTAGCGTTTCAGCGTTAACTATGTACGAAACAGGGAATAGAATTCCTAGAGATGAAATCAAGGTTAAGCTGGCACATTATTATTCTACAAGTGTAGAACGTCTTTTTTATGCCTAATCGTGACACATATCGTGACAACAAAAAAGGGGGGCGCAAAAATGAATAACTTACAAATTTTTAAAAGTCCTGACTTTGGGAAGGTTCGTACCATTCAGCAAAATGGGGAGCCGTGGTTTATCGGCAAAGATGTGGCAGAGATTTTAGGATACAAAAAGCCTGAAAATGCTATCGCTGTTCATGTTGATGATGAAGATAAAACCACTACCCTAATTCAGGGGACTGGTTCTAATTATAAAAGTAATGCTGTTATCATCAACGAAAGCGGCCTTTACTCTCTCATCCTTTCCAGCAAGATGCCGAAAGCGAAGGAATTCAAGCGCTGGGTGACAAGCGAAGTCATTCCGGCAATCAGAAAACACGGTGGATATCTGACGGCCGATAAAATTGAGCAGGCACTAACTGACCCGGACACGATTATAAAGCTGGCGACAACTTTAAAAGAGGAAAGAGCAGCTCGCCAACAGGCGGAAGCCAGCTTGCAGGCGGCGAAGCCGAAGGTGCTGTTTGCAGATGCAGTGAGCGCGAGCGACAGCACGATTCTGATTGGTGACCTTGCGAAGCTCATTAAGCAGAACGGCCATCCGATTGGTCAGAAGCGCTTGTTCAACTGGATGCGTGAGCAAGGATACCTGATTAAGCGTGCCGGAGCAGATTACAACAGCCCTACACAGAGAGCCATGGAAATGGGCTTGTTCAAAATTAAGGAAACGGCTATTTCCCACAGTGACGGCCACGTCAGCGTAAGCAAAACTACGAAGGTTACCGGCAAAGGCCAGCAGTACTTTATCAACAAGTTTTGCGGGGCGTGAGGATGATGGAAGGCAAAAATATGACGACCTGCCCGCATTGTGGGAAAGTCGTCAAAAAAGGAAACTTCTGCAGTAAATGTGGCAAGAAGCTGGCTAAGATGTGTGACTGCTGGCTGATGAAGCGCCCATATCATTGCAACTTTCAGAAGTGCCCTGATATGTCAGCCTTTACTTTACTGCTTCTGCATATTCAGCAAGACCAAAAGCGTAGGAAATACGTTTTTCTTGCACCAATCCTTGAAGCAATCAACAGCAAGACCTTGAAGACCGTCAAGAAACTTAGCGTAGACCAGCGCAGCATAACGAGACTGGGGAGTTTCAACGATGATGTCTGGTATAAAATCTACTAACGAAGAATACCAAGAAAAGAGGATTCAAACATGGCAAGAACAGGAAGACCGACCAAAGAAGAACAACGTACACGCAAAGCGGCGAACGTACCAACTCGCCTGCTTTATTCCACGAAAGAAGCATGCGTTTTGCTGAATTGCGGACCTAAATTTTTGCGTGAACAGATTGACGCAGGGCTGCTGCGTTATGTGCCGCGCGGAAATTACCGTTATGTTTCGGCGCAGGCGTTGCAAGACTACCTGATCAACCAGGAATGTCAATGCGAGTATAAAGAATAGTGAGGTACGGAAACATGAAAAAGCTACTTATGATTTTGCTCGCAGCCTGCTGCGTTTGGGCTGCATGGGACTACACCCGCCCTGTTGACCGCTATGTGGTCAAGGCTACCGCAGGCGAAGGGGATACCCTTTGGCACCTGGTGGGCGATACAATGCAACGCGAAGGCGATTGCAGAGATATTCGCGAGGTCATCTTTTACGCCAAACAGATTAGTAATCTTACCGGCGACCTTCAGCCGGGTGACATCGTGCTGATTCCCATCGAGGTGCGCAGATGAGCGAAAGAGATTATGACGGCCTGACAATGGACTACTTCCAGAATCAGCTGCTTGCAAAAGGTATTACCAAAGAAATGTTTAACATGGACCAGTTCGCCGGACTTACCACCCGGGAGCTGCAGAACATTGTGAACAACGTAAGTTTAAAGGAGGCATAGCATGAAACTGTTTGATATAGACGAAAGGCTGGCGGCCTGCGTCAAATTGGACGAAAGCCGTGTTGTAGATACCGAAAGCGGCGAAATCATCGACCTTGAAGCAATCGCAGCTCTTGAAATGGAGCGCGACAAGAAGATTGAGAACCTGGGCTGCTGGTATAAAAACCTGTTAGCGGACGCAGAAGCGTTGAAAGCGCAGAAGAACGCTTTTGCAGAACGTGAAAAGGCAGCCAAGGCCAAAGCGGAAAGCCTTAAAGGTTTTCTGGGCCGTTATCTGAACGGCAAAAAGTTTGAGACTGCCAAAGTGGCCATGAGCTTCCGCAAAAGCGAAGCGGTAGAGTTTGACGCAAAGTGCATCGGCGATGTTCCGGAAGAATTCCTTAAATTCAAAGATCCGGAACTGGACAAGGTTGCAGTCAAAAAGGCTATCAAGGCCGGTGAAACTGTACCGGGCTGCGAGCTGGTAGCACGCCAGAACCTGCAGATTAAATAAGGCGGGCTATTATGGATAACATGAAAATCTACAGTCAGCTTGCCGCTCCGCCGGATGAAGCTATCAAGCCTATCCAGGGCGGCAACTTAAAAGGCAAAAGCGACATTAACCCGCAATGGAAGATTGAAGCTATGACTTCGGTTTTCGGACCGTGCGGTATGGGCTGGAAGTTTAACATCGCCGATGAAAAGACGTTCCAGTGCGGCGACGGACAGATTTTATTGTTCCTGACTGTTGCGCTTATGTATCACGATGGAGAGGGCTGGAGCGAACCGGTCTACGGCTGCGGCGGTGACTTCATCGTTGAGAAAAACAAAAACGGACTTGTTCCCAATGACGAAGCCTATAAAATGTGCCTTACTGACGCGCTGGGCAACGCTATGAAGTGCATCGGCGTTGCGGCTGATGTGTATCGTGGCTTGTGGGACAGCAAGTATGGGGAAAGCCACAGAACCGAGCCACAGGCTCCCCGCCAGACGAAGGCTGCAGCGAAGCATACCGACAAGGTGAGCAGCTATCAGCTGGCGCAGCTGCAGACGATGGGAAAGCAGAAGGGCGTTGATGTGGCAGGCATCGCGCAAAGCCTGCACCTCAATAACTTGCAGGATATAACGGCAGCACAATGGGCGCAATGCATGAACAGCCTCAGAAAGCGGGCGGACGCATGAGAAAAAGTATATTGCAGGACAGAAAAGAATGCTTCTGCTGCGGTACTACGTTGAACCTGGAACGCCACCATGTAATCCATGGTACGGCGGGGCGCAAGATAGCAGACCGCCTAGGCCTTACTATCTGGCTGTGCGCTGAGCATCATCGGGGGGCGTACAGCCCCCACCAGCGCCGTGACGTAGACCTGCGGTACAAGCGGTTCGCACAATCGTGCTATATGGACCGGTACGGCACCAAAAGCGGTTATGCTTTGTGGATGGCGGAAGTCGGCAAGAACTATTTGTAAGGGGGTGAAGATTTGAAAAGTCAAGATTATTCTAAAATCAGAACCTATTACCACGGAGCTTTGAGCTACGCTTACCGCTGCTCTTACTGCATGCACAGCAACGACGGCACGCCGGGAAAAATTTGCAAGGGATGCGGCAGAATTTTACTTGAAAAGAGCAACAAGGATGAAAGCACAGATTAAACATATAGCTGACGTGGCCTGTATGGGCTCCACAATAGAGTGTACGGTGGTGCTTGATAGTTTGTATAGGCAGGATGTTTTTGAAGTCCTGAACGCGATGCAGAGCGACAAGAAGCCGTACACGATATCCATTGACCGCCAGAAGCGTAAGCGTAGCCTGAACGCCAATAACTACATGTGGCAGCTGTGCCAGAAGATAGGCGAAAAGATTGGTGCTACCAAGGAAACTGTATACCGCAAAAACATCCGCGAGGTTGGCAGCTTTGAAACAGTGGAGCTGATCAGTGCGGGTGCGGCACGGTTTATCCGCAGCTGGGAGGCTAACGGCCTTGGCTGGGTAGCGGAGCCGATAAGTGAACGCGGCGGTTATATGACTGTGATTGCCTACTATGGCAGCAGCTCATACGATACCGCCGAAATGTCCAGGCTGGTTGAAGCTGTGGTGGAGGAAGCAAAGGCCTTGGGCATTGAAACTATGACACCTTTAGAACTTGACCGCCTGAAAGCGGCATGGAAAGGGGGCTGATAAAGTGGCGGATGTGAAATGGATAAAGATTGCTGTTGATATGTTCGACAACCGCAAGATTAAACAGATTGGCAGCATGCCGGAGGGCGACAGCCTTCTGCTGATGTGGGTGCAGCTGCTCTGCCTTGCCGGTAATGTCAACGATGGCGGTTTTATCTATCTGACAAAGGAAATCCCATATACGGACGAAATGCTGACCACGCAGTTTAACAAGCCCATATCAACTGTAAGGCTTGCACTGAAGACCTTTGAACAGTTTGGGATGATAGAGATAATCAATAATATGATTTTCCTGTCAAGCTGGGAGAAGTACCAGAGCACAGACAGGCTGGCGACGATAAGAGAAAAAGACAGGGAACGCAAGCGGAGAAAAAGGGAAGCTGAAAAGTTTTTGCCTCAAAATTCCATGGAATGTCCGCGGACGTTCCACGCCTAGATATAGATATAGAAGGAGATATAGATATAGATAAAGATAAGAATAAGAGTATATCTAAAAAATCTCCCCGCCATAAACACGGCGAATATCAAAACGTGCTGCTGTCTGATGATGATCTGGATAAACTGAAGTCTGAGTTCCCTTCTGATTGGGACCAGCGTATACAGCGCTTGTCTGAATATATGGCTTCCAGCGGCAAGAGCTATAAAAACCACCTTGCTACTATCCGTAATTGGGCAAGGCGCGACAAACCGGCTGCAAAGGCTGCAGGCGGTGAAGATATGACTGATTTGGACAAATACTTCTAAGAAGGTGATAACGTGGAAGGATTACAAGAAATCATAGCGACGTTGGAGCGGAAGACAGCAGCCAACGTGCCCAAAGACTCAGCTGACTATATAGAAAACGGCCTGCTTTACTGCGGTAAGTGCCATACGCCGAAAGAGTTCCGCGGCAGCTTCCTGGGCATGGTCAAGGTAGTGCCGTGCCTCTGCCGGTGCAGATCCGAAAAATTGGCGGAAGAAGAACAGCAGCGCAAAGCTGAAAAGCAGCAGGCGCGCATCAGGCAGCATCGCCGTGCCAGCTTCCTTGAAAGCGATATGCAGCATTGGAACTTTGCAGCTGATGATGGTGCGGACCCGCGCATAATGAGAGCTGCTAAAAACTACGTTGGCAATTTCACGCAGCTTCGGGAGCAGGGCAAAGGATTGCTGCTGTATGGTGGTGTGGGAACCGGCAAGACTTTTGCTGCAGCCTGCATCGCCAATGCCCTGATAGACTCCGGCAGAACCTGCCTGATGACAAACTTTGCGCGGGTGCTGAATACATTGTGGAGCATTGAGGAAAAGCAAACCTATATTGACAGCTTCAATCAGTTCGACCTGCTGGTTCTGGATGATTTAGGTGCGGAACGCCGTAGCGAATACGCGCAGGAGCAGGTGTTCAACGTGATTGATGCACGTTACCGGGCTAAGCTGCCGATGATCATCACAACCAACCTGAGCATAGACGAAATCAAAAAGCCCGATAGCATCGGCAACAGCCGTATCTATGACAGAGTGCTGGAGATGTGCCATCCGGTAGAAGTAACCGGCAAGAGCCGTCGCCGCCAGAAGGTAGCAGCTGATTTCAGAAGCATGAATGAGCTTTTGGGGCTGTAGGGAGGCAGAAGATGAGTGCAAAAGTAGATTTAACAGGGCAGCGTTTTGGGCGGCTGGTAGTTATCAAAGAACTGCCCCGAAAGACAGCACTAAGGAAAACCCCTCTATGGCTTTGCCAATGTGACTGTGGTAACACCTGCGAAGCTTATAGTGATAGTTTGCGTGGTGGTAAAAAGAGTTGTGGTTGCATCTTGAAGGAGCGCCGCAGGGCAGCAGAAGCTAAAAGGGCGGCTGGCGAAGCGATTAGAGCAAAAAATAAAGCATTGCTGGCGTTGAAGTGTCCTTTTCCTGCTAATTGTTGTTATAAAAGCAGGCATGGGATGTGCTGTATAGATTGCTATGAGCGTGAAACTTGTGAAGATAGGTGCTTGAACACGCCAACGAAATGCGGATACAGCAGATTGAGGGAGATATCATGGAGTGGAATGAAGAATTAGAGAAAAAACTGCAACGCCGTGGCGAAATCTGGCACGCGGAAAAACTTGCATCACACATTATATTCAACGGTCGCCGTGCTCTTGAACACTATACTGCAGATGAAATGCGTGCGAAATTTGAGCCTATAGCAAAGCAGTACAGAAAGAGCGGGCGTATGTGCCTGGATTCTGATGCCTTGGTGATGTACTGCAAGGAGCAGGGCTATAAATGGGAGTGGTACCCACCTAGTCCATTGGGAGAGTATTGGTTTGTGCTGCCGAAAGAGGATTTATTTTAGGAGGTGAGCAGATGAAACGTAAATGCCAAGTCTGCGGGCAGGAGAACGGAAGCTGCAACCGCTACTACTTCAGTCCTGCTAACATTATCACCATCTGCCCTGCATGCCTTGCGTTCAGCAGTGATGATAAAGCAAAGATTGCACGGCGGGCACATAAAGACGGCAAGCTGGTAAAGGAAGAAGGGGCAAAGAAAAAATGGTAGGCAAATCACCCTGCAGAGGATGCGAAGTAAGAAGAATAGACTGCCATGTTATCTGCAACGCATTTAGCGAATGGAAAACCGAGCAATACAAATTGCTGGAAGCGAAGCGGCAGGCCAACTTGAAAAATTTAGCGACAGCCGGAACTGCCGCAAGACATGAGAAATGGATAAGGGGGCATAAATAATGACTGACAATGTAAACCATCCCAAGCACTACACCCAAGGCGGTGTTGAGTGCATCGACGCGCTGGCGGCGGCTACGATTAATCTGAAAGGTCTTGATGCTGTTTGTACCGCTAATGCCATCAAGTATCTGTGGCGCTGGGGCCAGAAGAATGGCGTTGAGGACCTGAAAAAAGCCCGCTGGTATATCGACAAACTGGTTAAAGAAAATGAAGTCGTTGAGGATAAAACCCAAGCGGAGGAAAAACAGTTCTTTATGACGGCCGTAATTTTCAATCTGAATATGTGGCGTGATAGCGGCGAGGTTTATTATCTGTATAAGGCCATCGCCTATATCAAAGCCCAAATCGGTGTAGAAGAAAAGGAGGCTTAGTCGGAGCTGATGATGGATATACCGTTTACTGAGTTAATCTACAATGCAGAAGGAACCATCTGCCTGGCGCTGGTCATTGTACTGGCGCTGCGGCTGGTGCTGAAAGGAGAGAATAAGAATGAATAGAATTATGCTGTTAGGCCGTTTGACCAAAGATCCCGAAATCAGATATACCCCGAGTGGCGCCTGCGTAGCACAGTTTACGCTGGCTGTTGACCGCCCCTATACTAAAGACGGCAGCCGTGAAGCAGACTTTATCCCTTGCGTAACGTGGGGAAAGACGTCAGAAACAATCGGCAACTACGTGCATAAGGGACAACGTCTGTTGGTGGAAGGTCGCCTGCAAATCCGCAGCTACGATGCCAAAGACGGAAGCAAGCGCTGGGTGACTGAAGTAATCGTCAACCATGCCGAATTCATCGAGCGCAAGGAGCAGACATCACAGCAGCCGGCGCCGCAGAGCATGGAAAGTTTCGGCCAGCAGGTGCCTTTTGACGAAGAGATTCCGTTTTAGGGGGTGTGCAGAATGGGAACCAGCTCAGGTGAAATTTGTGTGTGGTGCGATAAAGAAAAGGCTGTATCGAGCATTTTCGACAACGGTCGACCCGTTTACTGTGAAAAATGCCAGCGTGAGCTGTTAAAAGAATTTGGCACGCCGGAAGCGTTGGCTGAATGGGAAAGGACGCACAAGCAGCAATGAAATACCATAACAAAAAAGTTGAATGTGATGGCATTGTCTTTGACAGCATCAAAGAAAAAAATTATTATTGCGAACTGAAAGTGTTGCGCATGGCGGGCGAGGTTATAGAATTTGAACGTCAGGTAACGTTCGAGCTGCAGCCTAAATTCAAACATGCTGGCAAAACCGAAAGAGCAATAAAGTACATTGCTGATTTTGTCGTCAAATATAAAGATGGGCGCACAGTAGTGGTTGACACTAAGGGCTTTAGAACAAAGGACTATCTGCTGAAGCGGAAAATGCTTTTGTATAAGTATCCGGATATGATTTTTGAAGAAGTGTAAAGGATTGAAAAAAATGAAAGAGAAAAAACTTTATACATGTGAATTTTGTCACACAGACTATGCTGAAAAATTTGCATGTAAACAGTGTGAACAAAACCATAAAACGAATTTGGCTATTAAAGGCATGAGATTTAAGCCGATTACGGTTGACAAGTCGGGCTTCCCTATTAGCATTACGGTTGTTACGGATAAGGGATTAGAAAAAGTGTATCATTGCTAATGGGCGCGTAATGAATAGAAAAACCGACGAAGAAATAATTAAAGATAAAATCGGCTATTGGTGCAAAAGTTTAAAGCATTGGTGGAAAGCATACAGAAAATGCCGTTGCTCTCTTTATAAATATTTTCTGCTGGAATCAGTACGTAAAGTACGATACTGGCGTGGAAAACTAGAAAAGAAGGTGAAAACTTGATAACAAAATATGATCTGCGTAAATGTAAGTATTTAAAATTAGAGATGATTGATTTACAGGACCAAGTGAACGAACTGGTCAGCATGATGACATCGCCAAGAATTTCACAGCTAACAGGAATGCCTGGAGGTGGCAATGGCGGGCGTGACAATACAACCAACACTATTGCAAAGGTTGACGAATTGCGTAGTCTGTATAACGAAAAGTTTGATGCATTGGTAAGTTTGCAGCAGAAAATTGAAAAATCAATCGAACCTTTATCTGCAGAAGACCAGATGATGCTGAGAATGCATTATTTCAGCAACTACACATGGGAGGAAGTGGCTGTACGTATGGGTATCAACTGGCGCAGCGTGCACCGCCGTCATGCAGCCATCTTGGAAAGGCTGGCGCATGATGAAGAAGAAAAGAAAGAAACTGAACCTGAAAATCAATGACTGCTGCGGCATGCAGCCAAGGTGTGCATTTAATAAGCAAGGTGTTTTAGGGATTTACTGCCCATGTTGTAAAAGATTTGAGCTGGCGAGAGACGGAGAATTTTTCCTTGAAATAGCTCAAAGATGGAATAAAAAATCGTAAAAATATATGTTGTGACATTGTTTGACAGTATCCGATGATGATATAATTATAATAAGCGGAGAAGAAAACAAGAGACGCAAGGGAGTGAAGCCCTGCTGCTGTTATGGCGGTGGGGCTTTTACTATGCCTTGGGAAGGGAGGTGGCACAGTGATAACGAAAAACGAAATAGTTTTAACAATAGCTGCTGTGCTTGCCTTTGCCGGTGGTTTCGCTCTGCGCGGCGTTCTGCATACCTGCCCGGTGGCTGACACAAAAGGAGTTACCCAGGTCGAATACCGGGACAAGGTGAAAACGGAAATCGCTTATGTGCCTAAAGAAACTGTTATCTACAAGTCTGCTGATGGCAGCACTAAAAGCGAACCGGAAAAAACGGATATTGACGTGAAGCTCAACAAGCCGGTGCTGAATGTTAAGGTTAATGACAAGGCCTTCGTTGTAGCCAAAGCAGAGAATGAACAGTACCTGTTTGACAAGAATAAACTGACGCTGACGCAGACTAGCAGCACGGATATTAATATAAAGATACCGGTAGTTGATAAAACGCGGCGCTGGGGCATTGGTGCTGGTGTTTCTAAAGATGGCGCGGTAGGTGTTATTAACTTCCCGCTGAAAGGCAATGCTGGTGGTTGGGTAGCCGGCAGAGCTGATAACGTCATGGGTGGCGTTATGGTAAGATTTTAAAGATACCCGGGTGCAGGGGCAAGGTTCCCGAATGGGAGTAGATGCAAGTTGCGAATAGGACACATTGCAAATATTCGCAGCGCAGCATAGCTGGCGTCAAGAATCCCTTTACCCCCTGCTTTTATATGCGTAGGTGAGCCGAGTAGCGAAGGCAGCGGACTGTAAATCCGTGACGTAAGATACAACGCTGGTGCAATTCCAGCCCTACGCACCAATAAGAACAACGAAAAGCCTGCGGGTGAAGTAGTGAGGGGCAGAAACTGCGGTGACTGCCCTTATATATTTTCTGCCTTTGCCGGGCGTGGGTTTTTGTAAATTTTTACCACGCCGGAATAGAACACCTTCTTTCCGGACGCAAGGACACCGCACTGCAATGCGGCGCGTCCGGCAAGGGTAGAAGAAATTAGAGGTTTATCATGGAGCACAGTAAAAAGTATAGGCTGATGGCTAATAAGCTGATACGCACTTTGCCGGAGTTTGCGGATATAAAGGCTGCTAAAGTAAAAATAGCCTACTTATCCAGCCTGGAAGAGAAGAAGCGGAATAAGCGGACGATATTTGCGGACTGCAACTTAGTGAGTGAACGCTACAGCTGGTGCTGTCCCTATGATTTTTTTATTGTGGTCTATGAACCGAATGTAGTTGGCTTTAGCGAAAAGCAGTTGGAAACATTATTAAGGCATGAGCTGCATCATGTGGGGATTGATTTTGAGAAGGACGAAACAGGTTTTTATGTTGTACCGCATGATGTGGAAGAATTTTGGGATATTATTGATGATGTGGGATTAAGGTGGTGTGAGATGGATGCCTACAAAGAAACAACTGGATAATTTGAAGAATGGAAAAGCCACAAGGTTTCGAAGCGGCGAGGAAGCGGCGAGAAATGGCAAAAAAGGCGGGCAGGCATCCGGTGAAGCACGCCGCCGCTTGAAGTCGTTCCGCGAGCTGGATGCCGACTTCACGACCGACGATGAGCGCAAGGAGATGCTGGATGCTCTGAAGCTTAAGGCCAAGCGTGGCAACATCAAGGCTTTTGAAATTTATCGCGATACTGTAGGCCTGAAGCCTAAAGAAAACGTGGAAATCTCCGGTGAGCTTGCTAATCCGTTTGCAGGGCTGACGGACGCAGAACTGAAAAAGCTGGCTGGTATGGATGGATAAGCAGCTGATAACATTGGGAGCAAAGATAGAACTTGCAAGACGCAGGTTCTTTTTTTACGCCCAGCTGAAGAACCCCGACTTCTACCGGAGCGACCGCAAGTACCTGCAGGAGCTGTGCGATACCTTGCAATGGTTCCTGGCTTCTGACAAGAAAATCCTTGTACTGAACATGCCTCCGCGTCATGGCAAGAGCTATACGGCCAGCAACTTCGTGGAATGGGCGCTGGGCAGGGATAACACCTTGCAGGTTATGATTGGTTCTTATAATGAAACTCTGTCGACGCGCTTCAGTAAGAACGTGCGTGACAGCATCAGCGAGGCTAAGGCGGATATTTATAAGCCGGTCTATAGTGATGTGTTCCCCGCCACCAAAATTAAGCGTGGCGACGGCGCTATGAACCTGTGGAGCCTTGAAGGGCAGCAGACTAGTTACCTTGCTACATCGCCAACCGGTACGGCAACAGGCTTCGGCTGCAGGCTGATGATCATAGACGATTTAATCAAGAATGCGGAAGAAGCCTATAACGAAAATGTTAAGGAAAAGCATTGGGACTGGTTCACCAATACCATGCTGTCACGTGGCGAGGGCAATTATAAAATCATCGTCATTATGACACGTTGGGCTAGTGATGATTTGGCAGGCAAGGTGTTGGAATATTATCCGGCAGAAAAAATCGTGCATATCAACATGAAGGCAGTGCAGGATGACGGCAGCATGCTTTGTGATGGCGTGCTGGATGCTGAAAGCTGCATGGAGAAGAAGCAGCTTATGGGGCTTGATATATGGAGTGCCAACTACCAGCAAGAGCCTATCGACATCAAGGGCAGATTATATAGCGGCTTCAAGACATATGATGGAGAGCTGCCATTATTCAAAAGAATTGCCAGCTATACAGATACTGCCGATACAGGTAGCGATTACCTGGCTAGTTATTGTTATGGTGTTACTTTCAGCGATGATGCTTATATCCTAGATGTGGTTTACACTCAAAAGGCAATGGAGTATACCGAGCCCGCGGTGGCAGATATGTTGCATAAAAATCGTGTGAAGGTTGCCGATATTGAGAGCAACAACGGCGGCCGTGGCTTTGCAAGGAATGTGGAGCGGCTGCTAAAGGCAAAAGGGGACAGCGTAACAAAAGTACGTTGGTTCACCCAACATCGCAACAAGCAGGCAAGGATATTAAGCAACGCAACATGGTGCATGGAACATATTTACTTCCCTAAGGGGTGGCATAACAGGTGGCCCGAGCTTTACAAGAGCTTGACCGCCTACCAAAAAGAGGGCAAGAACATCCATGATGATGCTGAGGACGCATTGACGGGAATATGTGAGAGCATCACGGAGAGAATCAAGACAACGCCGACAAGAGTAGATTTTTAGGAGGGCGAGAGCATGCGGAATGATAAGACGGAATTATATAAGTTGCTGGAGGACGCATACGAAGGACGTGGAGGTTTTCAGACGGGTGAATATCTTGTAAGGCATAAACGAGAAGCTGCCGACAAATACAGTTTAAGGCAGAAGCTGAGCTATTATCTGAACTACATCAAGCCTTGTGTAGATGCACACGTTGCCCCTGTGTTTAAGACATTGGCTGTGCGTGATTATGCAGGCCCTGGAGTTAAGGCGTGGGAGTTGTTTGCAAATGACGTAAATTTCCTGGGTGATGGAATCGAAAGGTTAATGAAGAAGGCTGCACATAGTTCCAAGCTGAACGGCGTGGCGTATATTGTAATGGACATGGCCGAAGGACTTGCAGTAAATTCATTGGCAGATTATGAGAGGGACAGAAACAACCTGCCGTATGCATTTGTTGTTGACGCAATAGCAGTCAAAGAGGTTGTGTTGGATAAGTTTGGGCGTATTGTTAAATTTGTGTATGCTGAGCCTGATGCAGATAATGAGTATACCCCTGCTACACGCACTATGACGGCTGAGGGGTGGACTTTAAGAAGTAGTAAGGGGGAACGTAAGGGAAGTTGGCATATCGGCTGTGTGCCCGTGATTCCGTTGTTCAGCAGGGAACACAAGACACATGATGCTTTCCCACCGAGCGAATTTGCAAGTGCGGCCCGTGCAAACTTAGCAATTTTCAATATGTGCAGCTGGCTGAATGAAATTATGATGAATCAGACATTTAGCGTGCTGACGTACCCGAGCAGCGGCGCAGAAGAAGAAATTACACTAGGCACTAACAATGCATTGAGTTACCCTGTAGACAGCAGTCACGCCCCTGCATTCATTGCGCCCCCAGCAGACCCTGCGACAGTGTTGGCCACGCAGATTGCGAACCTTCAGCAGGAAATTTACCGCATGGCCGTTGTAGTCAATGTGACAGGTTCGAGTAAGTTACAGAGCGGGCAAGCGAAAGCGTGGGACTACGAAGCGACCAATCAGATTTTGTCAGATTTCGCCGACACTGTAGAAAATGCCGAAATGAAGGTTGCAAGAATGTTTAGCATCTGGACGGGGGTTGCACTTGATTACAAGGTGAACTATCCGAGCGACTTCAAGATTTCCGAGGTTGAGCAGGAACTTGCTAATGCAGAGGTTGCCAAAGGGCTGAATTTTGGTGATGGCTTTAATCTTGAAGTGTTTAAACGTGTACTGACAAGTTATTTGCCGGAGCTGAAGGCGGACGAATTTGACACGCTGGTGGAAGAATACCGCAACCTGCAGGAACAGCAGAAGTTAGATTATATTAACAGCGGTGAAGGCGATGAAGAATAACCAAGAGCTGATAGATTTAATCAACAGGCTTAATGCGGAGTGGGGCAAGCAGGCCAACAAGGTTATTTACCGCCTGTATGATTTGCTTTTGCATGACGTGAAGATTGATGCTGCTATTGATGTTGTGCGCAGAGAGTTCCCCGAAGTGTTTAGGTTGGATAATGTGCATGCGGCATTGGTAGAGGCGGCAGCGTATGGCTATGGTATTGTGCCTGGTGTTGTTGCTGGCGAAGTGAAAAAGGAATGGGCACGCAACCTTGCTGAATCATGGGACAGCAGCGGCATGAAGTTATCCGAGAAACTGCATGGAGCAGAGCAGAAGATGCATAATATGATTGCTGATACAGTCAGACAGCAGATGCGACGTAATGCAGCGTGGACAGATGCGGCTCGTGCTTTGTATGATGGATATGAGCAGGGTGGGGATATTGTGAGGGCGCAGGACCTTCCGCAGTACATCAAGCAAGTGCGAAAGGCTACGCTAGGCGACAGGAAGGCCATACAGACGCAGAAAAAGGCTTTAGGTAACATTGTAAGGCTCGGCAGGAATGGAGCGCCTAACAAGGCTCTCCGTGCGTCATACGTCCAACTTGTGAAGGCAGTGCAGGAAGGCACGGAAGAACAGCTGGAAAAGGCGATACAGGTAGCAGTCAACGAAAAATCACGCTATGTTGCGGAGCGCATTGTAAGAACGGAGATGGCAAGAGCATATGCAGACGGGTTCTTGCGTAAAGCAATGGATGACGAAGATGTTGTTGCAATAAGGTTCAAGCTGGGCACAAGGCATCCGAAGTTCGACATTTGCGACCTGTATGCAGGTGCAGACCTGTACGGGCTTGGGAAGGGAGTTTACCCTAAAGATAAAGTCCCGCCATTGCCAGTGCATCCACATTGCTTGTGCCGCTATGTAGAGCTTTACGTGGGTGAGGTCGATTTAAGCAAAGAGCGCAACCAAACACAGGCAGGCGGTAACAAATGGCTTGAAGGGCTGTCAGAGGCACGCAGGGCGGAAGTGTTGGGGCAAAAGGGATTGCGCCTGTGGAATGACGGCAAGAATTGGCAAGGGGTACTGTCGAGATATAATGGCGTGAGTGGACTCAAAAGCAGAATTGCTGAAACTCAAGGGAAAAATAGAAAAATTAAAATTACACAAAAGATGATTGACAGGTTAAGGGTGTTTGCGTTTCCGGGATTTTCAAAACAAGAAAATGTAACTATGCGAGAACTGCATAAGCAACTGTTAAGTTATGCTATGAAAAAAAATAATCATAAAGAAGTAGCGTTTGTTTTAAGCAGCGACTTGAAAAATCTGCAGACGATAAAAGGCGAGGAAAACAGCATAGATATTTCTGCTTCAGTGGATAGTTTGCTGCGAGAACATAAGAGTGTACAAATATTGCATAATCACCCTTTCGGAACCATTTTCTCTCTTAGAGATATATATCTGCTTTTGGAATACGAAAATATACAAGGAATTTCGCTGATTACTAATTCTGGGCGTGTAGAAACATTGCAAAAAACTACTAATTATGATAGAATTACAGCAGGAAAAATAGTTTTTGATGTTATATCTGGTGTGAAAGGCAAAAAAATAAGCAGAACAGCAGTTGCTAAAAAAGCGTTGCTTGCGTTAATCAGAGGGGGACACATTATATGGAAGATGTAAAAGTAAAAGGATGTCCGGACCCGCCAACACTTGAAGAGTGCTTAGAGGAATTGGAAAAGTTAGCTATCAAAATGATGAATGGCGAATAATTAAATTACCTAAAATTGAATGATTGATTAAGCAGATTTTGAACATTACGTTCGGAGTCTGCTTTTTTATATGCCTGGAGAGGCAAAAGGTGGGCGGAGGCCCGTATATACGGAGGTATAAAACATGGAATTAAAAGACGTTTACACCGCGCTTGAAAAGGTTGAGAATGGTGCAGAGCTTATCACTGCCATTAAAGCGGAAATCAACACACTGAACAACGAAGCTAAAAAGCATCGCATTGCAGGAGAGCAAAGCACAACTAAGCTGAAGAATGTTCTCGAAGCTGTTGGCCTGGCTGATGGCGAAGATGTTGTTGAGAAAGCAAAAGGCATGAAGGCCACACTTGACCAATTTGCCCAAGGCGGCAAAAAGCCTGATGAGGTTGCAAAGCAGATTACCACACTTACAAAGCAGGTTGAGACTGTTACTACCCAGCTCGCAGATATGACCAAGCAGGCAGACGAGCAGAAAGCAAAGTACATTGCAAGCCAAAAGATGGCGAAGGCAGTAGAGGCTTTGACAAAGGGCAATGCTGCAGCGCCGAAAGATATGGCAAAGCTGTTGCTGGACAATATCAAGGTTAACGATGATGATAGCCTTGCATATACAGGCGCAGACGGCAAAGATGTATCCGTTGAGGATGGCGTAAATAGCTGGCTGAAAGACAATGCCTGGGCAGTCAAGGTTAACAACAACGGCGGCGGTGGTGCTGGCGGTGGTGCTGGTGGTGGCACTGATGCTTTCCTTGAAGGTTTTGGAGCTTAAACAAAGAGAGGTATTAAGTTATGACTGTAAATTATGCAGAAAAGTATTCTACAAAAGTTGACGAAAGATTTACCCTGGGCGCTGTGACTACCCCTGCGGTAAACAACGAATATGAATTTGTGGGAGTAAAAACTGTAAAGGTTTATTCCATTGGCACTGTTGAGATGGGCGATTATACCCGTTCCGGTGCAAACCGTTATGGCACTCCGGCAGAGTTGGACGATACTTTGCAGGAGCTGACCTTGTCCCGTGATAGAGCATTTACTTTCACCATTGACAAGGGCAATTTAAACGATCAGATGCTGTTGAAAGAAGCAGGCAAGGCTTTGGCCCGTCAGATTGACGAACAGGTTATTCCCGAGCTTGATATTTATCGTCTGAGCAAGATTGCAGCTGGTGCAGGTACATCCGCCACCCCTGCAGTAATCACCGATAAAAATGCATATTCTGCGTTTTTAGATGGTCAAGTTGCGCTGACTGACGCAAAGGTGCCCTTAGCAAACCGTGTCGCTTATGTTACCCCTGCGTTTTACAAGTCCATCAAGTTGGACGCAACCTTTGTAAAGGCATCCGACATTGCGCAGAATATGTTGGTTAAAGGCCAGGTCGGCATGATTGATGGCGTGGCCATTATCGTAGTTCCTAGCACTTATATGCCGACAAAGACTGATTTTATTATTACCCATCCTGCAGCGTGTTGTGCGCCTGTGAAGTTGACTGAGTACAAGATTCACGATAATCCGCCTGGCATCAATGGTGCATTGGTGGAAGGCCGCATTTACTACGATGCATTTATTTTGACCAACAAAGCAAAAGCAATTTATAAGCATACTCACGAATAAGAGGTGACGTTATATGTGGTTAACTAATGGCAAAGAAACGTTAGAGCTCACTCATCCTGTGCAGATTGCAGCGTTCAAGAATAGCGGCTACAAAGAGTGCAAGGCACCGAAAAAGCGCGCTGACAAGGTACCCGAAGAGCCTGTAAAGGAAGAGCCTGCGCAAGATGAAACTGAAGTTTGATTGTGACCTTGAAAAATTAGTCAAGGCATTTGAAGCAGCGCCGGAAAAGGTTCGGCAGATGGTTCGGGTTCAAATGAAGATGGCCGCACGTGACATTAAAGAGCATGCGGCCACTCATCATAGATACAAAACAAGGTCGGGCAATATGGAACGCTCGGGTGTAGAAACTGCGGTGGAAGATGCACGGGCAGAAATATTCCTGTCCCCAGCAGTCCCCTACGGTGTATTCCTGCATGAAGGCACGAAGGCGCATAACATAGTGCCACGAAGTAAGAAGGCTTTAAGATGGGTGAATGGTAACGAGTTCATCTTTGCAAAAAAGGTGCGACACCCTGGCATAAAGGCCGACCCGTTTTTGTATTCGGCCGCAGAAAAGGAACTGCCGAAGATAGAAAAGCGTTTTCAGATAGCACTTGATAATTTAGCGGAGGGCTTGTAGTGGAGATTATTACGCTTGATAACATTGCCGACAGGGTTTTGCTTGTCACGCAAGAAGATGTTGATGAAGCAAATGCATATCTGGAGAGCATAGCGGCGCGCTACGGCGTGGCACAGATACAACAGCCTATAAGTCATAATGTGAAGCGTTTGGGCGTTGCCTACGCCTGTTATGTGCGCGCTGTGGCCAGTGTTGGCACAGATGCAAGCGTGACATTTGACGGAAGCAGGCATGATGATGTATTTGCACAGAAGGCCGAACTGTATGGCAAGGAAGTAAAGATGCTGGCTGGCATGATTAACGCAAATGATTTTACGGGCCTAGGTGGCACTAGCCGTGCTACCATTAGCCTTATGAGAGGTTAACCGATGAGCAGAGCGAGAGAAGTTACAAATGCACTTGCTGACATTATCAAGGAAGCAGTGCCGGGCGTAAAATGGAACGTTAATATCGTAGGTGCTTCTGCTGGCAAAGGTGTTGAGGGTACAATTTCTTGCGATGAGGTTACCTTTGAGCAGGATGCGTATGATGTATGCACAGCAACGGCAGTTTATAGCATTTATGTGCTGGATATTAACGGAACAACTGATATTGATGATTTGAGCGACACCCTGTTTGAGGTGCTGCATAATAACGATTTAGGTGGCATGATTGACAACGGCTTAGTCAAGCGCATTGTGTTTGGGGCAGTGGCCAACAATACAAAGGCGGTAGCGATGCTGTTGGAATATCAAGTCGAATATGATATGGAGGTATAACATGGTGGCTGTACGACCTAAAATGAAAAGTACCAGCGAAAAGCTGTTAGGCAAGAATGTGCTTGTGTTCCTCAATTATGGAGAGGCTGCAAGCGAGCAAAGCCCGAAATGGACTTTGCTAGGTGGCCAGCGCAGCGCAGATTATAGCGCAAGCGCTGAAGAAATTGACCTGACCGACAAGACCAGCGATGGCTATGGCGATGCGGAAGCAGGTGTGAAGAGCACCGAGCTTACTGTAGAGCTGATTGTAAAGCCTGCAGAGCAAGCGGTGAAAGAGTTATGGGCAGCGTTTGAAGCTGACGAGCCTGTACATCTGCTAAGATGGAGCAAGAGCGGCCGAAGCGTCATTAATTGGTATAGCATTACTAGCATGGAAGAAACTGCAGCTCATGACGATGCAGCGATTCTAAGTGTCACTTTAAAGGGCAAGGGTGCTCCCAAAACGCAGGATGCAATGCCAGACCCGAGAGGCTAAGAGTGGGGGCGGTATATTTTATACTGCCCTTTTATTTTTTTAGGAGGAACAACAGATGATTAAAAAGAGCGTAAATATTAAAATCGGCGGTGAAGAACGAGAAGCAAAATTCACGATTGGAGCATTGGAAGAGCTGGAGGCAATGTTGCCGAGCCATAATGTTTTTTCTTTGATGCAGAAAGAGCAATGGAGCGTTACCGAGATTATTGCCTGCCTGTATTGCTCGTTGAAGGTATACGAAAGAGGCATCAGCCGCAACAAGCTTGATAGCTGGATTGCGGATTATTGTGCAGAGGTAGAAAACGGCATGATTGACCTGCGGCTGAGAATGTTGGCGGCGTTGGGTATTTGTGGCCTGGTTGTGAGCGACAGAGGCCCGTTCGATGAGATTTTGACTGCCCTGGAAGATAAGGAAGAAGAAGCCGAGGGGAAGTAATTTCTTTTTCAGAGTGGCTTTCTAAAGTAGAGTGGATTTTCTACGCCATTCTGAAAAAGACTCCCGAAGAATGTGCATACATGACGCCGACCGACGTTATAAACATCTGGAATGGGTACAGGTGGAGACGGCAACAGCAGGAAAATATGCTGGCCGCATTGGTGACAGTATATATTGCGAATTATGCTGGCAAGTCCTCAAAAAAGACTTTGAAGTTAAAAGATATATTCAGCGATGGGCGATTTGACGGGCGAATAACCGATGATGATCGTGCATTTCTTGACGAGTTATATGGAGGGGGTGAGAGCGATGGCTAAGCAAGTTAAAGTTGAGATTACCGCAGACAGTTCGAGATTCGAGCAGACCATGCAGGGCGCGGCAAAAGCTACGAGCGATGCAGGGGCGAAGATTGACAACACAGGCAACAAGGCCAGCAACGCAGGCAAGAAGTTTGACGATATGGCCAACAAGGTAAAGGACAGTGCAACAAAGGTCAACACTGCATGCGGCAAGGCAAGCAAGGCGCTTGACAGCGTGAATAAGTCCATGAGTGCGCTAGGCGCGGTGCAGTTAGGCTCTTTAATAGGCACTATTGCGGGCAGTATCGTTAATTTAGGTATTTCAAGTGTTAAGGCTGCAGCGCAAATGCGACAATATGAAATTGCGTTTCAGACCATGTTAAAATCTGCGGATGCAGGTACACAGATGCTCCGAGACCTGCAGAAGTTTGCCGCAGAGACTCCCTTCGATGTTCCTGGCGTTGTGAAGGCAGGACAGCAACTAATGGCGTTTGGTTTTCAAGCGAAGGAAATCATTCCTATGCTTACGAGCCTGGGTGATGCAGCGAGCGGCTTAGGTATGGGCACGGAAGGTGTAGGCCGTCTTGCTTATGCATTAGGACAGATGCAGACCAGTGGCAAGCTCAATGCGCAGGACATGATGCAGCTTACTAGCGCAGGTATTAGCGCATGGGATATGCTGGCACAGGCCGCAGGCAAAACAGTAGCGGAAATGAAAGACCTTTGTTCTAAAGGCGCTATTGATTCTAAAGCAGCCGTGCAGACCATTATCGCAGGCATGAACGATCAGTTTGGCGGAATGATGGCCAAGACTTCGGACGAGGTTGCCGGTCTTCTGGCCAACATCGAAGAAACTGCCGGCAATACTTCCGCTGCTGCAGGCAAATATCTGACGGAAGCTTTTAACATCAAAGGCATCCTAAAGAATGTTTCTGACAAGCTCGGAGAGTTTCAAAAGAAGATGCAGGAAGCGACCGATGCAGGGAAAAGCTTTACTGATGTTATCAAAGAGTGCGTTCCGGCACCTGTGATCGCCGCAATTGGTGCACTTTCTGCAATAATTGTCGGTACACTTGTGGCTGCACTTGTGGCTGCAGTGGCTGTAATGGGTGCGGCAATTGGTTTAACTGCCCCGATTGTGGCAGGGCTTGCGGCAGTGGGTGCCGCTATTGCAGGTGTAATCGTGTACTGGGATAACATTCGAGATGCTTTCAGTGCAGGCATGGAAGCAATATTCACTACCGTTACAATAATCTGCGATGCAATAGCAGAAGCATTTTTGTGGCTGGGAAAGGCAAATGTAGAAGTGTTTAGCTGGATGTTTGAGACGATAGCAGGGTATTGCCCTGAATGGCTCAAAGATTTTAATGAGATGCTGGACAAGGCTATTGAAAGCGTGAGAGCATGGGCGCAAGAAGCGATTGAGTGGTTCAGACAGGTGCTTGCAGCCAAACAAAGAGCCACAACAGAAAGTTCTTCCGATGGCAGTCATGGTGGTGGCGGTGGTAGTTATGGAGATGCTCCTGCAGAAGAACAGAAGAAACAGCCGGAAAAGAAGAAGCCTACATACAACGGGAAATTATTTACTCCATCTAATAGTAGTAACATTGGCAAGGCTGGTAACAAGAAGTTCGGCCAGCTCGAAAGCGAAGTCAACAGAGTTTCGGAAGCCTTGACCAGAGCGGGCAAGGCAACAAAGGACTTGCAAGAGGACTTCGACAAGATGAGCTTAGACATAGCGACTGCAGGCCTAAAGGGCAGCGACCAAGTCTTTGCGAAGATTGACCAAGAGAAGCAGGCAAGGATGAAAGCTGTTGACGAGATGTTGAGCAAGCAGCTGCAGGCGGTGCAGGAAGCAGAGACGTTGAGAGCAAGCGCAGAGCGTACAGGCAATGCGGAAAGCATAGCCAAAGCAAAAGCATTGTACGATGAACGAAATGCGTTATATGCGGCAAGCCTTGCGCAAGAGCAGGCATTGAAAGATGCTATCGACCAGCAGGCATACGAAAAGAGCATCAGCCTTGAGACAGCACTGCAGGCAGCGAAGGCCGATATGAATGCTGCATTCAATGAGCAGGAACGGGAAAAATTCCTAGAATATCTTGATTCTGAGCAGGAGGCAAAAATGGTTGCCCTTCAGCAGGAACAGGAGCTACGGCAACAGTTACTTGATTGGCGTATGGAGAGCCAACAGAACATGCTTGACTTTGAACTGCAGGCAGGCGAGACAATTAAGAATCAGCTTGCAAGCGGCATTGCTGATGTTATCACAGAGGGCGGCAAGCTGTCCGATGTGTTCAAGGACATCACGAAAAGCATTGTCAATATGTTTATACAGTTCATGATTAAGAAGCAGGCAGCGGCTGTGCTGGAGAAGCTGTTGAGTAAAAAGCAAGCCGTAGAGAATGCGGCAAACAGTGCGAAAGAAGCATCAGCGGCCGTACCTGCGGCGGTTCAAAAGAGTATTGCAACATTAGGCCCAATAGCAGGTCCGCCAGCATATGCAGCGGCAACAGTGGCGATGACAGCGGCAGGGTTGGGCAGTATCACAGCTGGCAACATCATGCAGAAGGCAAATGGTGGCCCCGTGTTTGGTGCAGGCACAGGCACTAGCGATAGCATCCCTGCAATGCTTAGCAATGGCGAATATGTTATCAATGCAAAGGCTGTACGCAGGTTAGGTCTGCCTTTGCTGAATGCTTTGAATAATGGTTATGCCATTGGCGGAGTGGTAAGCAGTGGCGGTGGCAGCGGTGCAGTGGTTGAGTTTAACAACTACGGCGACATTAACAATGGCACTGACTATGACGGATTGATGGCCGATTTTGAATATACGCTTGCGATGGGAATGCGGGGGTGATTTTATGAGAGCAAAATATAACGATAGGGTGACCTATCCGCTTATTATCAATGGCCAGCAGCTCCCATACAGGTATAGCTTAGAATCATGCGCTGATCTGACAGTAAGAGCAACAGCTTCAAAACGTGGATACAGCCACGGCTCGACAATCACAGGTGACGGCTATATAGACGGCAAAAAGATTAAGCTGAGCTTTTTAATCAGTGGAACGAATCAAGCTGATTATGATTGGCGGCTGAATGAATTGCTAAGATTGTTTTACCAACAGGACTACACCTTGTCTGTGGGCAATGGCTTTTATAATGTATCCTGCATGGCATCCAGCAAAGCAAAATGGATTAAAGGCTATCAAGGGCAGCGAGCTGATGTTGATATTACGTTATTATTGGCCGACCCGTTTAGGTATGCAGACAGCGAAAGTAGCAAGGCAGGATATATCTTGCCTGATGAGGGAACAACAGTAACAATTATTAACGCAGGTTCTGTAGATACACCATTGAGCATTGCTTTAGTTCCTCGCACCGGAATGACAATGGCTGATGTGACGTTCAGACACATAGAGAGTGGCAAGACGATGCGCGTGGCTGACACATTGCTCACGAATCCTGCAGTATTGACTATAGACACAAAAGCAGGAACAGTGCGGCGTGATGCAAACAATGCTATCAATGCTTTCAGTGGCCATTTTTTGACTGCAAAGCCTGGGACGAATACCTATGAGATTAAAGGCAGCGAGGGCAAGGTGGTTATCAAATGGCGTAATAGGTGGTTAGCATGAGCAACATTATTTTCGAATCAAGTTTATACGGCTCGTTTGTGTGGGGGGCAGGGCAAAAAAAGAAAGGCGGAGGCGGAACAGGTGGCGGTGGAACAGGCGGAGGCGGAACTGCAGGCAGTATCACGTATATCCCTGATGCTGTTCAAGTTATATTTTTCAACAGAGACGGCACAAAGACCGCCATATTTTCCAACGGCACAGAAAATAATCCGTTCTCGCAGCTGCAGTTTGAGCTTGCAAAGAATGGCTGCGGAAGCTGCACGATTACGTTTAAGCAGTTCCCTGCGTTTACGGAAATCATGTATGGTCAACGTGTAGATATTTATTTGTTCGGCGATAAGCGTCCCTGGTACAGTGGGCAAGTTTTGACACGTCCTGACAGCGGCGGCACTGCTACAGATTTTAAAATCACTTGCTACGGCTTTTTTGATAAGCTTAGCAAGGTGCTGATATTTGCCGAATACACTAACAGGGAAATAGCTGATATTGTAAGAGAGATTTGCAGGCTCGTTGAGCGAAAAACAGGCATCGTGTTTAACGGCAGCAAGATTTACAATGTCGGTTACCGCATAAGCAAGATTGTTTTCGATGGTGTGAGCGCAAAGGAAGCCTTAGAGCAGCTTTCCGAATTTGCGACTGATTTTGTTTACGGCGTGGATGAATACCACGAATTTTATTTCAAGCCACGTACTGACGAGATAAACGAAGAGGCACGCTTTTGGGTAGGGGCGCACTTGAACAGTTTCCTGCCCGACCAAGATATAAGCAAGATAGTGAATTACGCTCGCATCAAGGGTGCAAGTGTGGACGAAGCAGGCGAGAGCTGGCTTGCAACAGTAGAGGATAAGCAGAGCCAAGAGCAATACGGCGTGTCTGAAGCGGTGTGGACGTTACCAACAGCATACACAGCAGCGGACGCAGAACGTTGGGGACAGTCAGAGCTTGACAAGGTGAAAAAGCCTAAGCTGTCAGCTAAGGTGGGCGGTGTAGAGCTTAACTACCCGAAGCCTGATGGTGTGTTCTGGGTGCGTAGGCTGTCCGTGGATGGTCAGGCATTGATTACAGACACAGACGGCAAGGCTCGCAAATATCCCATCACAAAGCTGAAATACACTGTCAGTGGTGATAAGGGAATTACGTGTGATATGGAGCTTGGAGAGCCTCCGACACCTCCCATCAGCAAGTATTTGCTAGATATTGAGCGCAATGCACGTAACAATGAATTGCTGCAGCAAGCGACGAATAAAACAGGAAAGGCGGCAAGTAAATGAGCGAACCGAGCAATATCAGAATCAATCCGTTCGTAGGTGACGGTGGAACAACAACCTACATCAATTTGACGGAAACGCATATTATTCCAAGTGTATCGCCCTATGTAATAAGGTTGAACGAGGTGCCCGAGAAGCAGGACCCTAGCAACATCCGAGCCGTATGGGTAGACAGCACAACAGGTGCAGTCACTGCATCAGCATTGACCGAGGTTGCGGCAACTCCTGCAGCGGGAGAGTTTCGCCCCGATTACTCAACCAAAGCAGACGGCAACGATAATTGGAACACAGGACTGATTGAATTTAGCTCGTCTGATGCTGGCAAGATTGTGCAGATTAGCTACACAGGCGTAGGCACATTGGCGGCAGTGCAGTCCAACAAATACCCTAGCTGGTATACTGACAGAGGTGATGGCAGTGATGGCGATTTTATGCCGTCCGCAGATATTACTATTGGCGGCGTGAAAAATTATAAAAGGGTATTTATCAAAGCTGGCGTGACTGTAAGCGTTAATCAGCAATTAGTTATCAAAGCCACAGGTAGCGTTGTTATAGCAGGCACTATCAACGGCAACGGCAGTCCTGGAGCCGACGGCCAAGGTGGTACAGGTGGCGCAAGTGGTGGCAATGGCGGCTGGATAACTGGCGATGACAGTAGCAACGAACGCAGAGATGCCACAGCAGGACAAGACGGAACGGGCGGTGGCTACGGTGGTGCAGGCAGTGGAGGCCTCAGCACCAAAGGCGCTGCAGGCGGCAACTCATGTGTTAGCATAAGCAACGCTTATGGTGGAAATGGTGGTGGTGGCGGCGGTGGTGCTGATGTTACTAGCGGGTATACGTCTGGCGGCGGCGGTGGTGGCGGATATGGCATATCAATTATTGCTCCCGAGGTCGCCTTATTGGAAGGCAGTAAGATTTCTGCCGATGGTGGCAAGGGCGAAGATGGAACAAAATACTATACTAGTCCCGGTGGTGGTGGTGGAGGTGGCACGATTATCATTATAAGTAATACTATAAAAAATAATGCTGTTGTTAGTGCTGCTGGTGGAATAGCTGGTGAAAGAACGTGGAATCGCTATCAAGCTGCTGTTGACGGCGAGGCTGGTACGATCACTATCAAACAACTGGGGGCGTTATAAATGATTTGTATAGTCGACCAAAACAACAAAATAATAAACATTGTCAATGCACCTTGCCCGATAAAACCCAACGAGCGTGTATATTATCCATGGTGTAGCCTGTGGGAGCAATACACAGACGTTGAGCCATTGTGGTACGCTAAGCAGCGCAAGCTATATGAGGTTACACAGTGGACAGCATCCAGCATCACGGGCGGTTTTGTAAGCGAGGCAAGTGGCGAACCTGTACGCTATGACAGTGACAAGGAAACGCAACTTACCATGCAGGGCATTGCCTTGAATGTAGAAACACCATTGTTTGCAAAGAAGTATCCCGATGGCTGCCCGGTCCGTGGCATTGCGGAAGGCAAGAACAGCAAGGAAGTGTTTTGGCTGAAGCCGTCACAGGTTATGCAGTGGATGGCGGACTTGTCGATGCATATAGGCAGCTGCAAGCAAGCAGGATGGGCGAAACAGGCTGAAGTAGATGCATGCAAGAGTGTTGATGAGGTGAACGCCATAACTTTGGGAGGTGACGAGAGTGTTCCGAGTGAATGATAATAACATCAGCTTAATCCGAGGCGACAGTGGACAATTTAGCATCACTGTTACCGACATGAATGGCAAAGAAGTTGCGTTAAACGATGATGATGTTTTAACTTTTACAGTACGCAGGACTGTTAGAAATCCAAACATCGTACTGCAGAAGATTATCACGGGCGGTGAATTAACCATCAATCCGTCGGACACCGAAGGCTTAACATTTGGGGCGTATATCTACGATATAGAGCTCAAACGTGCAGATGGGTACGTTGATACCATTATTCCGCCACACGAATTTTGCATCCTGGAAGAGGTGACGTACTGATGGAAAAATTACACGGCACATTGTCAGCAACATCAGCAACGCTACACGGCACATTGTCCGCCCGAAGTGTTGCCGGAGTGGAAATATATGACGGTGAATATGTGGTACACTCTGAAGCTCATGAAGTGCAGATATTACCAACAGCGAACAAACAATTAACAAAAAATATTACGGTTGAAAAAATTCCGTATTTTGAAACATCCAATTTATCCGATGGAATTACGGCATACATAGGAAGTGAGGTCGAAGTAAATTATGGCTGAAAAAAATATTAGCAAGGTTGTGTACGGCGGCAAAACATTAATCGATTTAACCGCCGATACAGTAACAGCAGACAAGATTTTAAAGGGTGCAACCGCTCATGACAAAAGCGGCGCGCCGATTGTAGGTGCATGCACATACAACGCTGATACATCCGATGCAACAGCGGCAGGTGCTGAAATCCTTGCTGGAAAGACAGCCTACGTTAACGGCGTAAAAATCACAGGCGAAATGAAGAACAATGGCGCTGTTAGTGGAGTGATTAGCAAAAAAGCTGACAGTTACATCGTGCCTATTGGTTATCACGATGGCGCAGGCAAGGTAGCAATCAGTACCACGGAGCAGGCTAAAATTATTGCAACCAACATCAGAGCTGGCGTAAGCATTTTAGGTGTTGAGGGCACTATGAGCGGCACAGAGAGTGCCAAGGCGCAGGCTAAGACCGCTACACCTAAGACAACGGCGCAGACAATCTTGCCCGACAGCACGCAGGGATTTAACTATTTGTCACAAGTTACCATAGAGCCGATACCCTACAATGAGAGCGATAATGCTCAGGGCGGTAAAACTGTTACTATCGGCTAAGAGGTATAAAGAATGGGAGTAAATAAAATTATTTATGGCGGTAAAACGCTTGTCGATTTGACAAGCGACACCGTCACTGCCAACGATTTGGCAGAGGGAATCACAGCAACAGGTGCAGACGGCAATCCGGTTGTCGGGGTGATGCAAAAGGGCGAGATAGCGACTAATAGCGAGATTGATAATGCCCTAGCCTTGGCAGGCACAGGCACAATCCCCAGCGGCGGCGTTGTCCCCATTGCACAGGGCGGCACAGGCGCAACAACAGCGGCACAGGCGAGAGCTAACCTTGGAGCTGTTGCGGCAGGTGATCTGTCAGCCGTTGCTAAGAGCGGCAATTATAATGACTTGCAAAACAAGCCTATAATCCCGTCAACAGCAAATACCACGCTTACAGGTAGCACGTCAGCAGAAACGCTTACAGTCAGCAAGACCCTCAACATCCCCGGCGGTCAGATATGGATAGGGTGATGATATGGGTACGATGAGCAAGAAACTGTATGTTAAGCAGACCAACGGCACGGCGGTAGGTTGCAACATCTACACAACAGCCGCAGAGGCAGGTGACAAGGCGTTGACTGTCAGAGCTGACGGCGTGGCAGGGTATGTTGCGTTAAAGCCTATCACAGACAGCAACGCTACAGCAGGACGTGTCCGTATAGGGACAGTGAGCTATGCAATCGCTACACAGCACACATTGGTTGTTACAGTGCCATATACGGAAAAATCATGGACAAAGGCAGGGAGCTACACGTTTACTGTCCCCGATGGTGTTACTCGTGTAAGGGTAGCCGTATGTGGCGGTGGGGCTGGCAAAGGCTCGCTTAGAGCCAACGGTGGCAACGGCGGTGATACTATGGCATTTGGCGTTACAGCAACAGGTGGCAAGGGTGGCGGCGTTGCCTACAAAAAAGGCGAAGGCGGCACTCCTAACGGCTATGCGTCTAGCGGCAACAGTTTGACAAACGGATTTGCAGTATCATTTGTAAAATCATACGGCAGTTATGGAGGCGGCGGTCAATATGGCGGTAGTGGCGGCTATGATAGTCGGTATGTCAGCGTTAACACAGGGCATACATATACGCTAACAGTCGGTAAGGCAGGCGGCACAAATGGCGTTAATGGATTTATATTGTTAGGCTACGGAGGTGATGTACAAAATGGCTAAATTAGTAGACCTTGACGGACTCAAATATTTTTATAGCAAGATCAAGGCAATGTTAGTGCTAAAGGCTGATGATAGTGCGGTGGTTAAATCTGTAAACGGCACTGCTCCCGATACCAGCGGTAATGTAAGCGTAACCGTTGGCGTTGGCGGTGTCAGCACTGATGCGGCTAACACATGGACAGCGGCGCAGACGTTTATAATTACAAAGCAAAATACGGAATTTTCCTCGAGCAGCACTATAACACCAACAGCGTCAAGCATTTTTTGTTATGTTGCTGGTAATATTACACTTGATTTGAACACTATCGCCGCACAGGTCGCGGAGGACGAAACGATGATTTTCAGAGCTTATATGCTATGTAGCGACGACAGTCAATATACGCTTACTGTTAAATCACCAGCCTTTGCGTTACTTTATATAGGCGACCCAGTTGATTATGCAATTAGCAAATGGGGCACAATATTAACAGCATATATTACCAACCCACGCGAAAATAGCCAACCATATATAATTTTAAATACATCGAAAGTGGGGTTATAACATTATGATTACAACATACATATATCAAAGCAAAACCTACGAAACATTACACGATGTAGCAAAAGCATTAGCTCAAAACTGTATCTTTATCCCATTATCAATCAGCGACGATACCTTACAAGAGTTAGGCGTAGAAGTTATCCATGCCGAAGAACCGATTGAAACCTTGCGCGAACGTAAAATCATGGAGCTTAAATATCAGCGTGACACTGCCGAGGTTGAGCCGATCAGCTACGGCGGACGCCTCTACGATTACGATGACAAAGCGCGCGACCGCATCGCAGCAGCAATAATTGCGTTGGACGTGCAGGGAGAAGGCGCTAAAATCAGCTGGACCACGGCAGACAATGAGGATGCTGTGGTTACGGCTCAGGATCTGCGTATGATTATTGCTTCCGTGGCCGCACGCAGCAATAAACTGCATACGGCGTACAGGGCTGCTAAGGCGCAGGTGGAAGCTGCACAAAGCAAAGACGAAATCGACACTATTTCTATAAATTAGGAGGGTATTTATGAACTACCGACTCTTTACTGACTCAACACTAGCTGCAGCACAAACTCTTTATTATGGCTGGAGCTATAAGGTAACATTAGCAGCAATCTTAGCTCTATTGTTACACAAACATGCTATTCTTTTTTACGCATTCAGCGTTCTTGTGTTTTTGGACTGTTTAACTAAGTGGATTGCTATCGCCCATGACTATCTCATAAGCCAAGGACAAAATCCTACTTTGCTGCAGTCGCTTATCGGTATAAAAGTAGCTCGCAGCAAAGGATTGATTTCCTCCGAAGTAATGAAGCACAGATTTTTAGGTAAAATTTGCGTCTACCTTCTGTGTGTCATGGCAGCAGCAAGTGCAGATCTGATTATGGTTGAGCTGTATAAACCAACATGGGCAGTAGGAACCATTATTGGTTACTTAACGGCAACGGAATTACTAAGTATAGTAGAAAACCTCAACGCTGCTGGCGTTGAGGCTGTAAAAGGCTTGATTGATATTGTTAAGAAAAAAAGGATGTGATAATATGGATCTTAGACATCTCTTAGCGCATGAGGTAGCTGCTGGCATCATTGCCACCGGCATCGAAGGCGCATACGACAGCGTCAGCTGCAGCACCGCCGGCAATTACCCCAGCATGGGCGTAAGTCAGTGGGAGGGAGGCCGCGGGGATAACCTCCTCAGCTGGATTGACGGTGGCCGTAAATTTATCGGCCGCACATACTCCGATATCGTCTCCGGAGAGTTAGCGGAGCTACGTGCTATCCTCGACAGTGAGCAGGGCAGAGCTGCTCAGCTGGAGATACTAGCTGCCGATTGCCTCGATTATGTCGACACTCTGATGCCATACATAAGCGACAGCAAATGCGTAATTTATGCGGGAATGTGGTGCCCGACCTCCACCAACGTGGTGAGGGTGTTTGTTCGTAACCGTAAGAGCTGGGGCTATGACGTTAACGATTTGTCAGCGCTGGCGGATATGTTTGCGGATGAATATTATAAGGCAGCGGCTGTTGGTGCAATGTATCGTCAGGGATATTCTAATCGCGCCTACAATACGTATAATTATCTGGTTACACATGAGATTGCTTGGGAACTATTGGATGCATAGCAGAAGTGTTGGCAAAGATAAGGCAGGGGAAATTTATAATTATTCAATTATCGTATAGAAAAAACTGTCAACAATCTGTCAACAAAATCACTTAATTTGATGCTTTTCAGCTAATGTTGGCTAGTTCTCGGAATGGTGCCGAAATGTCCATAAACGCCATGAAATAAGGGATATGGAGCATTAGTTGATAGTGTTAAATAATATTTTTGCGTTATTCGGGTACAAGAGGCCGTGAGTTCGAATCTCGCCGCCCCGACCAAATTTAAAACTTAGGAACCGCATGAGAATGCGGTTCTTTTTGTTTTTGCGACTAAATACAGTATTTGAATTACTTTATAAAAGGGCAATTCTGTTAATAATCCTTTGGAACGCTAGGTAATATGGGGTATTTACGCTTTATAATTCGCAAAAATTCCTGCATAAAAATAGAGAACCGGTATTTTAGCTCCGATTCTCTGATATTTCACAAAAATATTGGCGTTTGG